TCAGCGAGGAGCATAATTCCTAGAGTCTTCAGGATGACGCGTAACGCCTTCACTCCTTTCAATGGGAAACGATGTAACCGGATAGCGTTTATCACCACGTTTCAGCAACAGGCCGTACGGTTTACGCTCGACCACGTAGCCAAACGCGACAATTTGAGGGATGTTAAGGCGCTCGAATACTTTATTAGATGAATCAATGAATTCTATCTGGGCCACCATCTTGTTCTTTTCTTTACTTTCAATAAGTGCGATCAGGCGAGGCCTATAATCTGTTAAATATTTTTCCAAATAATCGGTGTCTGAAGGGGGTGGCGGCTTAGGTTGCGGGGCTGGTTGCTGCGAAGCTTGCTTGGCAGGATCTTGCTTTTCTGGAATAGACGGACGGACCTCGGCAGAAGGTGCCGTACTCGCCTTAACTGGCGAACTACGCCCCGATAGGAAGCCATAGAGATAATACACAGCGAAAACCAGCGCAACTAAAAAAAGCGGAATGTAAAACGTAAAAGCCGCCGACTTTAAAACATTTGTCCGGTCATCTTTATGGGCATCTATTGAGCTAACGCCTTCAGTATGTGAAGCATACAAACCGAAATTCTTTTTATCATAGGTCCCTTTACCGGACCGCAACTGAACGAATTTACCCGCTTGTTGCTTGTAGGTTGTCCAGGTGTATGCGTCAGGTTGCCCGATAGCATCACGTTTAACAAAACGAATCAGGGTATCGATTCGTCGTTTCCACAGCATATGGCAATCACGGGAATCCTGACCCATGCAAATTATGTCTATGCCCCGGTGACGATGCTGGGTAACGAATTCAGTTATACCCGGATCAAGAGTCGCCTTACCAGCCGGAAAGAAATCTTGAAGCTCATCGATAATAACCAGAGAATCGTTCGCAACGTGAACTTGAACATCTTTAACCTGCTCTTTCGTCAATTGACGCAGTAAATTTTGAATTACGGGTAATGGCAATCCTGTTACTTCAGAAAACTTTTCATGATTCAAGCCCTCAATATAGGCATAAACCATTCGACCTTTTTGGAGCGCCGGGATAATTTGATTAATGGCCGCTTCGTAGCTTTTACCGGAACCGGGTAGGCCTTCATGGAAGATAATCATAATATGCCTTTAATAATCATAATTGTTTTCACAACCGCCCAAATGCCCATGCCGCAGACTAATATTTTGAATGCCTCAGGAACGCCACAGCGGTTAACAACATAAATAAGCCCCGGCGAATAAGTTGCTATCGTGTTCCATGCCCATTGGAATTTGTCCGCCAGTTCACCCGCATGAGATACCCCGCCGAGGCAGTAAGAACAACTTTCAGCCGCCCAATTCAAAACCCACAAAAGCCCCTCAAATCCCTTTTTTAGTAGCCAAATAGGAACGTCAATAACCCAAAGACGAAGCGATTCAAAACCATTAGTGATAAAGGTATGAACCGTATCATAGTAGTTTTCAATGGTGTCTAAGATTGATTGGAAAAAACTCTTCAGCGATACAAAAAAGTCGACGTAAAGGGATATAAGCCAGTCGAAATAATTCGATATTGTGTCTATAAGTGCCTGCATATAGCCTCCTATGACTTAAAGCCGGAAATAATAATTCTAAAAACCATAAACACCGCCGATGCCTGAACAAGTGCGCTAATTATCGGAAAAATAGAGTCCATGAAATCACTGCACAGAGGTGAAACGGGGATAGCTTGCATATTCATAACCGCCGGAATCGTCCAGATAGGACAGGTGCCGCCCGGAATAGACACGTTAAAGATTTTCTGGCTAAATCCCATAAGGGGCGAATCCTTTACGCTATTAACATTTGTTTGAAATACCCCCTCATAAGTGTCTGTTGTGGCCTCGTACCATTTTCCCAAATTCGGGTTAGTATTTTTTCCGCGCGCTGTAAATGTACCCATTCCCGCACCCGTGGCGGCACCCGTGCCTTTTGCTTTGCCGCCCAAACGACTGGCAATCTCACGAGCTGTATCTTCAGTAGCCAATCCGGCAGTAGATCCGCCCGTGGTGGTTGTCGTCCCGGTATTGTTAGTCGTTGTTGTTTGCGTGGACGTTGAACCATCAGAATTTATTATGGTTGTAGTACCTGTGCCGGTGGTTGTTGTTGTCGCTGTTGTGGGTGCTGGGGATTTAGGATAAAGGGCGGGAGCAACAGGCTTGTTATAAGTATCAGCGCAAGTAAAAAAAGTACCTGGGCCACATTTCTCTATACCTGTAAGGCCGGGCGTACTAACAACAGGAAGCGACGGGTCACACGGGTAGGAATAAGATGAATTACAAGCAACACCGGCTTTGTAATTCTGAGGGTTGTATTTGTCATCAGATGGCGACTGGCTACCATCGGCGGCGGCTGTTGTGGTTCCGTCTTTCATAATGCATGTCGGAACACCGTTAACGTACCCGGTGGTTTCAACGGCTGAAGCTCCACCCGGACATTTAGCCGGATCAGGCGGCAATAAGGCACAGGTGCGAGGGGGCGAGATAATTAGGCCGTCAGGACAGGTTATATCCTGCGAATGATCAGGCTCAGAAGAGCATACAAGCGGAGATATAACAACAATACCGTTTCCGCAATCGATTGCGCCGGGTTTGGGCAAACAGGTGCCTGTTCCAGCGTCAGGAACTTGTAATTGACCGTCACAATAGACAATGTCTGAGTTTTCACATTTCTGAGTAACGGAATTCCACGCCTGTTTGGTTATCATATTACCATTGACTTGATTCGGGCATGATGGCGGCGGACATTGCGCCCCCGCTGATACGTCAACCGTGGAGCCATCAGGACACGATAAATCGCATTGTTTTGTTGTTGCGTTTACGGCAAGTGGGTAATCGCAATTCAAGGAATGAGGATCACAGGTGTTTGAACCGGTGTTTAGCGTTTCCCAGGAAAGGGTTTGTGTTGAACCCGATGTAGTGGTTGTAGGTGTGGTTTGGCATGTAGCCGGGGGAACACACATGCCGGTTGTTGCATCGCGTACATTTGGAGCTGTACAAGCCGGAGCATTTATACAAGACGATCCAGAAACAGTACCCCCGGCAGGACATGTATAGGTGGTGGTATAACCAGATGGACTAGGCAATTTATTGCAATAAGTACGGTTCGTGCTGGGAATTGTGGCAAGCATTTTAGTGCAAGAGTCGTCCCAAGAAACAGTAGAATAACCGACCCAAGAAAAATACTGAGAACCATACGTTACCAACGCTACAGAAGGATAAGAATCGGCAAAAATCGAACCCGAAAACGTCAAAATCAAAAACAGGATTATTTTACGCATTGTCAAATCCCGATATGACGGCATAGGCGCAAACTAGGCCGCTTAGGAAATACAAGGTTAAAAAAATCATGTTTTTGGTCTCTTTTTGGGTTTATAAAAAAGGGTGCCTTTCGACACCCTTCCTTTTTCTTGGTTACCGGAACCAGCCGATAACTTTGTTAAAGCCCCACTTGGCTACACCGGGCAGCATTTTAATTGCGGCGATAGCTGTAAGAGCCGCTACGATGGTTGTCGCATCAACCGCCGCTGTTAAGGGTGTAAAATCCAGCGCAGCGTTTGCAGGAGTAATTGCAACCATTGCCAAGGCTGATGCAGCGAATAAAACTGCAACGATTCTTTTGATGTCTTTCATAGTTCACCTATTTTTCTTAAGTTAAAGTCTAACGATGTCGTTTTTCGTTAAACCAGTTGATAACGACTCCATAACTCCAAGCCGTCAGGTATGCGATGATTGGCAAGCTAAAGCCAAGCATCCACATTTGTTGCAAATCTTCCGCTACCGGCATCGTGAAGATGTCGGTTAGGGTTGGAATATTCGCGAAGTCTTGTCCGCTTAGAATGGTGTAATTAGGACAAGGATTGGTCTGAACAGGATCAATAACAAATGCGTAAACATCAACAACTTGCCCATCCTGTTTAAGAGCACTACTCGCAGTACCAGCAGTCAGTAACGCGGATTTAACGCAAACAGCCATTTAAGTAATGCTCCTCTGTTTGTTTTCTTTTAATTGTCCATTTCCTTTTATTACATGGCCGTTTATGAATCGGCCTTGTTGTACTTGGTTGCTTAGAACCCGCTCTTTGAACTCTACGGGCTTTTTTATCAGGCAGGCCATTGAGCGGATTTTCATGGTTTAACCCCTGTTTATGGTTTGTTGGCGGAAGTTGTACCGGTTGTTGTCTGGGACGCACCGGTTTTGGGTTTGTCTTTATCAGGGAGGTTTTCCCCGGTTGGTTTGTCTATGTCTTCGTCTTTTATTTGTCCGGGTTCCGGGCCATCAAGTTTCATGCTGATGGCTGTCAGGACGGCTTTGTTTTGGCCGCCCATGTTGATGTCACAGAGGATTTCCATTTGACAAGGGAAATACAGTTTTCCGGCTTCTACTTCGGCTTTTTTCTGGTCGAACATTTCAAACGGCATTTTGACTTTGATTAGTTCGTTGCCCAGGTTGTTGGGGTTTTTTCCGGTGTTGGGTTTTGATACCCAAATGGAGCCACCTTTGTTGTCTCCATCTATTTCATAACGGGTTAACGATTCAACTTGTCCTCTTATGACTGTTTTCATGTCGCCTAGGAAGCTGTTTTGGGTTAATTGGTCGGTCATGATTTTGTACCTTTGTTGGGTTAAGGGTGGTCTTTCGGTTTCTGTTGCTTTTTGGGTTGACCTTTTAATACGCGTAGGTCGAACGCGGTTAGTCTTCTATGTCTGGGTCTTCTAAGTCGGGATCTTCTTCGCCATCGTCTTCGGAGGGGATTGGGTCAAAGTCTTCTCCGCAGTTGTAACAGGTGATTTGGTCGTTATCTGTGCGTTGGTCGGTAAAGCTAGCGGCTCCGCAATTTGGGCATGTTTCGGACATGGTTAGAACCTTAATCTTTGTTCTAGTTGTTTAGTGCTGATTAGTTCTGCACAGGTATTGGTAATCGGGTCAAAAGTTTCAGCGGTTTTACAGCTGGGTGACGGGAGTGCAGGAGTTATAAAAGCGCCGGTTATCGCGTTATTTTCTTGTAAATCCGGTTGAATACAGGCCCCAAATCCGGATTTATCAAAGGCTTTTGCTATCTCAGTAAACGAATATGTGATTGAGACCAGTGCAAGGAAATAGCCCAGGATAAAGGGAAGCGTTGCATTTGATACGAATGTCCATAATAGTTTTATTAATAGTCTTCGCTGGCTGTATGTCATGCCCTGGCCGGGTTTGCAGTGTTTTATGGTAATCATTTTTGATCCCTTGTTTTTTGTTCTGTTTAAAGCTAAATAAGGCTGGTTATGGCTGGTTTTATCTAACGTTTTTGTTGTGCTGTTTTTTCTTTTGTTCTTTTTTGGCGAACCCTAAAGGGCCGGGCTTTCCGTTCCAATCGACGTTTAAACCTGATAACTGGCAGTAAGGCCAAAACGCTTTTACGCAAGCTCCAAAGGTTTTGACCTAACTGCCAGTAATTCAGTTTTAATCGCCGATTTCCTCTACAATCCCTTTCGCATGCGTATGGAATCAATACGATAATTCGACGCTGGCTACTTCGCTGCCGACTTCTCTGCATTGTCAGCCTTTAAGGCAATGTATGGGGTGGTGAATGGCGCAGCCGGTTTTCTTTCTTTGCGGTTGTTTTCAGCCTTGGCTTTTGGGCCATTTCCACGCGTAGCATGGGCGCGAGGCGCCACTATTGGACGAGGTGAATGCCCGACGGGCAGAACGCGTCTTTTGTTGCCCATGTTCACCGACACTCTTTTGTTGTCCAAGGTCAGGTGTTTGTGTTTCTTGGCTTTTAACATGCGGCGCGCGTTTGATGTCGGTAGCGGTTTGTCTCCGGTGGCCAGACGCCCGGCAAAGATGACCTCGTTCCTCGGTGCATACTTTGCGCGGGGCGTGGAGGCCGGGAAGTCAACGAACCGAATCATTAGCGCGCCGCCTGTTTTGCTTTTTCTTGCTTGTCTTTCAAATACGCAATCACTTGCCCCCGCAGTTCTTCAGACAGTTCTTTCATGGGGATAAGCTGCTTACGTAGGTAAAGCGTCATGATGGATTTTGTTAGGCCATAGGGTCTCATCCCTCTATCCATAGCTTCAAGTTCAAGGTTTATATAGTCCCTCTGAGCTAGCGCAGTTCTGTATAAGCGTTCAGGCCCGTCTTTTGATTCTGAGCTGCCACGGTCAGGCAGTATCGGTGCTTCAGCCATTTATGCGGCTCCTATAAGGTCTGTTTTGGAAAGTAGGTAATTGAATTGATTTTGTTGACTATTCATTTAAGCCACCTGATCAAGGTCAGTAAGTAAATAATCTTTATAATGTCCGCCAGCAATCAAAAGAGAACCAAAAAGTTTACGGTCTTCTGATATTTCACCCTGACACGTTTTCAATTCCGTAATCAATTGTTCGTTACCCAAAAACAAGAATATCAAGCCCTGTAAACGATCACTGCCTGTATTAGCAATCAGATTAAGTTCACTACGACAAAAATCCATATCCCTATAAAAATGACTGGACGAGTCATGGTAATTAGCCAACGCTTGTTTGAATTCACGATGCGAATACGTAACGATAAAACGACTGGTTTTATTTACTTTGTCTAGGGTTAGTTTGATAGCGCTCAT